TGCAATGGTAGAAGAACATCCTAAATATAAGAACTATGATTTTAATACTAAATCAAGGGAACGTGATTTTATACAGTATATACAAGTAATGAGCTTTTTAGCTGATAAAGATGGCTACTCTAAAACTTCTATAGGTAAAGCTATCTTTAGAAATCATGCAACAGTCATTAATTCTTGTAGAACAGTAAGAAATGGAATTGATACTAAAGATAGAGATTTATGCAATGTTTTAGAAAGAGTACAACAAAAAATAGATATATATGTGGGAACTATTACAGAAAATAATAAAAGAAAAAATAACACCAAATCAATGTCTGATCCTATTTGGGATGAAGCAAGGCGTTTCATCAACAGTTAATAGTAAACTAGATAAAGACATTTTAGTTGCTAATGGGTTTTTGACATATGATAAAGATAAGTATAACTTAACCCCAGCAGCTAAAGCATTTTGTGCTAAACTTGATAACTATTTTATTAAAGCAAAGAAAAAGACTGATATACAATTAATGGGTAAAAACTTTGCAGATAATATAAATATATATAGAGAAACATTTCCTAATAAAAGGCTGCCAAGCGGTAAGCCTGCAAGAGTAAATGTAAAAATGTTATCAGAATCGTTTAGATGGTTCTTTGAAACATATGATTATGAATGGCCAGATGTTGTAAAAGCAACTAAGATGTATGTAAATGAGTATAGGGATGCAGAGTATATGTATATGCAAACTAGTCAATACTTTATATGCAAACAAGATAAACACAAAGTTAAATCTTCAACCTTAGCTGACTACTGTGATATGATTAGAGATGGTATTGATACTGAAGAAACAACATTTAAAGAAAAAGTAGTATAATGGGTAAAACAAACAAATCATGGGTAGGGCAACATGCTGCATTTACTGAGGCGTTAAAATATATGAATGCTAGGCAAAAAGGTGAAGAGAAATCTATATATACACCATGGCCTAAATTTAATGATGCTGCTACTGATGGTTTAGAATGGAATACTCTAACCGTAATTGGCGGTAGACCTGGTTCAGGTAAAACATTAATCAAAGATCAAATAATTAGAGAATCTTTTGCACTTAATCCCAATGATGGATTTAGAGTATTAGAATTTCAATTTGAGATGGTGGGTAGAACCTCAGCAATCAGAGAGTTTAGTTCTATGACTGGTAAGACTTATAAAGAATTGTGTAGTGCAGGTAGTATTTTACAACCGGATGTATTAAACAAGTGTTTAATGTATGCCAAAGAAAGAGTAAAAAATCCGGTAGATATAGTCAGTACACCTTTAACTGTAAATCAAATGCGTGAACAAGTTGACATGTATATGAATTTACATAAAGGAAAAAAAACAATAATTACTTTAGATCATACAATGTTAGTTAAAAGAGCACCATATCAAAATAACACATTAGATATGATGTTTGAGCTAGGTGAATTCTTTACTCAATGTAAAAGAGATTACCCTATTCTGTTTATTGCTTTATCACAACTAAACAGAAACATAGATAGCCCGGACAGAGCAATTGATGGTAAGTATGGTAATTATATATTAGAATCAGATATTTTTGGTTCAGATGCTATGTTACAGCATGCTGATATGCTTATAGGTATTAACAGACCAGCAAAGCAAAAAATTAGATACTATGGTCCTGATAGATACATTATAGAAGATGACAAGACATTAGTCTTACATTTTCTAAAAGCAAGAAATGGTGATGCTAGGATGAGTTTCTTCAAAGCTAAATTTGAACAGATGAAAATTGAAGAAATGTTAACACCATTACAACAAGAAAGAAGATAAACAATTTAAATTTTAAATAATGGCAATATCAACGGCAGAGCGTAAAAAGAGAGTCTCTGAATTAAGAGAAACGCATGAAGATTACTTTCAAACAGAAGGTAAGATTAATGCATTATACATACCTAAGATGGCATACAGACCATCTGGAAAAGATGAACTACATGTAAGTTACTTTCCTAGTGAATTAGAGAAAGAAGAAGACATATATACAGAATTTGTAAGCATAGATTATGTAGCTGAGGATTCTAAAAGAACTTTATATTTAGTAAAACACAATCCCCACTGGAAATCAGAATATGAATTAGTAACAAGTAACTCAGGCTTTCAAAGACATTTAATTCCTGTAAGTGAACTAAAGGTTATAAAAGATGTTACAAGTACAGAAGATGTAACAAAAAAAATACCAGGTGTAGGAAATGTTAAGCTTATAGGTCATGTTAGTGACTTATTTAATATAGCTGATCCAGAAGCAACGCCTTCATCAGATATAGTAAATAAACTAGAGGAAATTAATCAAACATTAATAACGTTAACTAAAGTAATCAATAAATTTAATAAGTAAATATGGCACAAAGTGTATTAGTCATTGCAGACTCAGGTACAGGAAAGTCTACCTCAATTAGGTCTTTAGACCCTAAAGAAACTTTCATTATAAATATTGCAAATAAACCTTTACCTTTTAAAGGATACAAAAACATGTATGCTCAAATTAGTAAGGATAATCCAAAAGGTAATATGACATCCGCTTCATCAGCAGCTGGTATTATAAAAGCAATCAAACATGTAGATGATAAGATGTCACACATTAAAACTCTAGTAGTTGATGACTGGCAATATATGAGCTCCTTTGAATATTTTGATAGAGCTAATGAGAAAGGTTATGAGAAGTTTACACAAATAGCGGCTAACTTAGCAGCGGTAGCAAAACTACCTAAAGATTTGAGAGATGACCTTACTGTTATATTTTTAACACACTCAGAAGATTCAACAGATATTAATGGGAATAGAAAAATTAAAGCTAAAACTATTGGTAAAATGATAGATAATACTTTAACTTTGGAAGGCCTATTTTCTATAGTCTTGTTTGGAAAAGTAAATAAAAATGATGATGGTGAACTTGAATATGGTTTTGAAACTCAGAACTCAGGAGAGAACACATGTAAATCACCAATGGGTATGTTTGAGGATTCTTTTATCCCTAATGACCTAGCGTATGTAAAGAAGTGCATACAAAAATATGAAGAATAATAAATCAATTAAAAAACAAAAATTATGTTAAGTACTAGCGGAATGTCTGCCGGAAGCGGCAAAGAAAAACCAGTAATTGGACCAGGAAATCATGTTGTTAAGATCAACTCAATTACATTTGATGTAACACCATATGCTGCAGATGCATTCAACATTATGTTGCATGTAGAATCAGAACCTATGGAGGGAGAATTTCAAGGATTCTTAGTAGATGCAAACAATGCAAATGGACCACGTTACCAAGGACAAGTTGGAAGAATTAGATTCTCTCAATATCCATATAAAGATGCAACATTACCAAACGGTAATGAAATTAGTAGAGATACTGAAGTTATGAAAGCAATGATATTTTTATCAGAGCAAATTAATAAAAGAACTGAGTTAGATGCTATTGAAGCAAATACTATTGAAGACTTTATGGCTAAGTGTAATACTGTGTTATCAGGTCCATCTTTTATGAATATGTGTTTTGGTACTCGTGAGTGGGAAAACAAAGATGGTTATATAAATAATGATCTTTACTTACCAAAAATGAGCAAAGCTGGAATACCTATAGAAGCTTTAGATGTAGAAAATTCTAGATTAATTACATATAATGTAAATGATAAGAATCACTACAGACCTATAGTGCAAAAAAATGTACCAGTAACAAATGCATTTGAACCGGCTCCAACAGCAGGTGATGATTTTGATTTGTAAATCAATCTAATAATATTAAGAGGGGGTGATCTAGGTTGTCCCCTTTTTTTTATTTAATTTTAGCCTTTATGTTTAACACAAAAAATTTAGTACTAGAGGAACAAGATATACCAAGCTATTGGGTGTTTCAATATTATTTAAATCTATCTGAACCATTGACGGGTCAGGATATAAAGCTAACATCTATATTTAACCCTCTTGAGAAAACACCAAGCTTTTGCATTTATGTAGATAAAAGGATAAGACAGTATAAGTTTAAAGACTTTTCAACTGGGAAAAATGGTAATAAGGTGGATTTAGTAAAAATGTTATTTAACATAGAATACCCGGAAGCAGCTAGGAAAATAGTAAAAGATTACAATTTGCATATAAAAACTAATGGTTTTAAAGAAATAGATTTTAAACCAGAAGCAAAATGGAAAGTAGATTTTATTAAAACAAGGCCTTGGAATGAAACTGATAGTAAATATTGGTTATCATTTAGAATAGGCATGTCTATATTATTAGAATACAATGTAAAACCTATTGAGTATTATAACTTAGTTAAAGTAGAAGAAGACAAGGTAGAGTCTATTACTATAAAAAACAATAGTCTTTATGGATATTTTGATAAGACAGGTGAAGTTTATAAGATATATCAACCTACTAGCAGCAAACATAAATTTCACAAGGTGAAGCAATATCTTCAAGGTTATGATCAACTAAAATTTGATAAACCTTATTTAATAATATGTTCTTCTCTTAAAGATGCATTATGCTTAAAGAGTATAGGATATAATATAGAGGTATTAGCTCCTGACAGTGAAAATACAATGATTAAAGGTTATGTAATAGAGCACTTAAAGAAAAAGTATAAGAAAATAATAACTCTTTTTGATAATGATGATGCAGGTAAAACAGCTATTAAAAAATATTCTAATATGTATAAATTAGATGGAATGATTTTTCCAACAGCTAAAGATATATCTGATGCTATGAAAGAAAATGGTTTTGGATATGTACATAATATTTTGCAACCATTATTAAAAAGAATTTTAAATAAATAACTTATGGAAAAAAGCAAAAGATGGTTTATACCTGGATCAGTACCTTCTAGTAAAAATGGAAGAAGATGGACAGGTAAATACTTCATAGCTAGTAAAGCCGTAATGAAGTATAGAAAAGCAGCTAAAGATTATTATGCAAAATATGCTGATGATTTTAAAGCTGAACTTGCTAAACATTCATTACCAGCAACAATATCTTTTACATTTGTTAGAGGAAGTCGTCACAAGTTTGATTATATAAACCCTGCACAAACAGTACAGGATGATATGGTTAAGGCAGGATGGATAGAAGATGACAATGCAGAATTTATTTTACCAGTCTTTGTTCAGTATACATATAATAAAGAGAAACCCGGTGTCTATATTGAAATATTAAAAAATGAAAAAGATAACAATTGATGAATTTTTTACAATCAGCTCTTTATTAAAAGGTTCTGATGAAGATTATCAAATTGCTATTTCTAATTTAATTAACTTAAAGTTTAAAGATACATACATACTAGATCTATTGTTTGCTAAATCTTTGTCCCTAGAAAAAAGAAATAGGTATACAAAGTACAACATTTATATTCAAAAAAATGATGTATTATTAATAGGCAAGAATCTTTTTAATTATATTACAGCTAATGGTAATGGTAAACTGTATAAACAAATACTCTATAGAATAATGAATACTTAGAAACATGAACAACATACAAGACTTAGTTGCTAAAACAACTAAAGAATTAATTTTGACAGAGCCTTTTTATGGGCTCTTTTTAATTGGTATCAATAAGAAGTTTACTGATCAAATTCCTACAGCAGGAGTTAGTAAGCATAATATTGGTATGCAATTGACTATAAACCCTGAATTTTATACAGGCTTAAACTCTTCACACCGTGTTGGTTTAATCAAGCATGAGTTATTACACATAGCTTTTGGCCATTTAATTATGAGAGATCTATATAGTAATCATAAGCTGTTTAACATAGCTGCAGATCTAGAGATTAATCAATACATAGACAGTGATATGTTACCAGATGGAGGTTTGTTACTAACAAGCTTTCCAGAATTGGATCTTCCTACTAAAGCAGGTACAAAAGTTTATTATAATCTTTTAGAACAAGCTAAGGACGACGGAACATCTCCTT